TATCTCCCATCATTATGCCTACCAAACCGAGAGGTGTTGTATCCTCTCGTGCCTCAGTCACCAGCGACGGAGTTGATTCCAACACGTTCACTGAGTACGACCATGAGGTCAAATTCGAGAACATTGACGTAGATGTGAATGTCACCCGTGTCAAAGCAGACGAAGATTATGATATCGGAGTCGCTAAGGGTGGTATTCTCGTCGGGGTGCCTATCACAGTGCCAACCAATACCTCAGCCGCGACAGTGCAAGCTATGAAGAAGAGATGTGACTATAAACCACGTCTCGAAAATCTCGACTCTTTTATGGAGGGTCATGAGATATTGATGTCCAAGTTTGATCCACTGGACACCATCCGAGTTGACAAGGACTTGATTACTAAGTACCTTGCAAAATGCGCTGGCGGAAAAGCGGAGCGGCTTTTGGCCGCTCTCTCTGAGCATCAGTTGAACAGTGACATGGCAGTGAAACATGTGTTCGCGAAGCAAGAAGCGCTCTTGAAAGAGCATGGCAGTCAACCGCGCATTGTATATCAAGGGAGTGATATGTACAATGCTCTCACCGGACCTGTTGTTATGGAGCTCAACGACAGGATGAAGACCGTTTTTTCCCTCTCTAACCCGAAGAATACCGGGAATAGAGTCATATACGCATGTGGCTCTAGTGGAGAAGAGTTGGGGGATTTAATGGAGTCTTCCGAAGGTGTGGCCATCGAGAGCGACATGAAGAATAATGATGGAAGTCAATCGAAAGAATTTCGCCGTCCTGAGGCGATGTTCTATCGGAAACTTGGAGCACCCGATTGGTTTGTTCGTGAGTTCGCGAAGACTACGCAAATAAAGGTCTGGACGCGTTATGGCGTCGTTGGCCGAGTAGAAGGTGAGAGGTGGTCTGGCGAAACGACCACCACCACTGGCAATTCTTACGTGAGCATGGCTCAGATGGCGGCCGCACTTAAGCGAGCTGCCGTTGAAAATAGCACGAGCATCCATGGGGGGGACGATTACCTGGGCTATGTGGTGGGTGACACCGCTGTTGTTCAGGCGAGCATTGAGAAAGTCGTGGAGACCTCAGGTATGAAAGCTGAGGTCGTTCCACAACAGGGTAGACACCATGCCACCTTTTATAGGAAAAGGTATGTACGGAGCCCCATCGGTACTCGTCCCGTTCCTCAATTCGGACGTGTCTTGTCAAAATTGAATCTGCGGCCAAACCGCAATGCGCAGATCAATGACAGAGATTATATGTCAGGCAAGTACTTATGTGCTGCCTACGAGCATAGACACGTTCCTATCATTCGCGACTTGCTTCTTAACACATCAGAAGCACTTTCCCCAACTCCCTATCTCGACACACGCACAACAAAACTGCGTGAGATGGGTGACGTCACAAAAATCAGCTCTAAGATACTCGGGACACCCTCCCACCCTATCCCTGAGTTTGATGATTTTCTTCAAGAAGTGTACGGCATAGGCGTAGAACCTCTTGCTGAGGTGTACCAGACGGTCGCGCAGAGTGTACTCGACTACTGCGCAGGCTGGTGCACTGTAGACAAGAGGGGCAAAGTCGTTAATAAGAAGGATAATCACAGATTCAAACCGCCATTTATAGGCGGGGATACGGTTGAAGCTCTCGTGAGAGTTGATGTCGGATAACTGGCAAGTCGTCT